TGATCCGCTGGACTCACAAAGGGCCTTTCACAATTGTCCGGCGAGGTACAAAGGGTATTCGGGACCGATTGGCAGCGGCAAGAGCCAGGCGCTATGCCAGGAAACGATTCGCCTTACTTACATAAACCCGGGGCGTACGGGACTACTCGGCGCTCCAACTTACCCAATGTTGCGGGATGCGACCCAGGCAACGCTGATCGAGATTCTGGGAGCCAACAAACTCCCTTACGATCATAACAAGGCAGAGAATGCGCTGGTGATGCGCGACACGGGGTCGCGGATCCTATTTCGTCCGGTGGACGACTTCGAGAGGTTGCGCGGCACGAACCTGGCATGGTTCGGGCTGGACGAGCTGACTTACACGCAGGAAGAGGCCTGGCTGCGGCTGGAAGGCCGGCTGCGGGATCCGAAGGCACAACAGCTATGCGGGTTTGCGGCTTGGACGCCAAAAGGATACGACTGGGTCTATCGCAAGTTCGTCGCCAAGCCGACGAAGACTTACGAGACGATTTATGCGAAGCCTAGCGAGAACCGTCACTTACTAGAGCGGGATCCGGATTTCTACACCCGGTTGAGGGAGAGTTACGACGAGAAGTTCTACGCGCAGGAAGTGCTCGGGTCGTACCTCAATCTAAACGGCAGCCGGGTATACAGTTCGTTCGAACAGAAAGATCATGTTACGGAGCTCGCGGCCGACCCCCGGCGGGCGATTCTGTGGGCCTTGGACTTCAACGTGGATCCGATGAGCTCGGTGATCGTGCAAGTGTCCAGCGGACGGGTGACGGTGCTGGATGAGATTGTGATCCGCCACGGCACCACGCGGCAGGCTTGCGAGGCGTTTCTGGAACGCTTTCCGAAGCACGAACCGGGCGTGGTGATTTTCGGGGACGCGTCGGGGAGCGCGGCGCAGACGGGGGGCATGTCGGACTACGAGATGGTGAAGGAGCACTTTGCAGTTTACTCGTCGATGAAGGTGGAGTACCGGGTGCCGAAGGCAAATCCCAGTGTCCGGGAACGCATCAATCTGACCAACACGAAGCTTCGCTCGGCGGCGGGCGATATCGGCCTGCTGGTGGACAAGAAGTGCACGGAATTGATTCAGGATTTCGAGCAGGTCTGCTTCAAGGGGGACACCGGACAGATCGACAAGGACCGGGATCGGTTCCGAACCCACGTATCGGATGCTCTCGGGTATCTGATCTGGCAGGAATGCCGCATGTTGCCACAGATTGGAGAACGGTCTTTCAGAGTGCTATAGCCATGGAAAACATCAACCGGGAACACCCCGAATATGTCGCGCGCAAGGCGATATGGAAGCAGTATAAGGATCTGTACGCAGGCGGCGAGCAGTTACGCACGAACGCCTCGCTCTACCTGGTGCGGAGACACAAGGAACCGGGCGAGATCTATCTGGAACGGCTGGGCCGGGTTTTCTACGAAAACTACATCGGATCGATCATCGACTGGTATGCGGCAACGCTGATGCGGTGCGAGCCGGGTCTGCTGTTCGGAGGCAGCGACACGGCGGCGAAGGATTTCTACGGCGTGCTCTCCGACGACTGCGACCTCAAGGGCACGAGTCTGAGCGGGTTTTTCCGGCAGAGGTTCGTGGAGGCGCTAGTTTGCGGCAAGAGCTACATCGTGGTGGACTTTCCCAAAGTCAAGGGCGAAGCGAGGTCCCGGGCCGAGGAAGATGCGTGCGGCCGGTCGCGGGCTTACCTGATGGACTACGGTCCGGATGAAGTCATCAACTGGAGCCACGACCAGATGGGCGGGCTGGAGTGGGTGGTGTTGCGGACATCCTGCCTGCAGCAGTCGCAAGTGACAGACGCGAAGTGGGAGAGAGAAACGCGGTGGATTTATTACGATCGCGAGAACTACCAGATCTACCGCAAGGCGGGGGAATCAAGCCCGATCGAGCTGATCGACCAAGGGCGGCACGGACTGGCATTACTGAGGCGTGTGCCGGTATTTGAAATGAAGGTTTCGGAGGGGCTGTGGCTGATGAACAAGTCGGCATCGCTGCAATTGGAACACTTTAATAAGTCGAATGCGCTTTCCTGGGCGCTAACGATGGGGCTGTTCGCGTCGCCGGTGATCTATTCGGACCAGGAGTGGAAGCAGGTGGTGGGCGAGTCCTACTACATCCAACTCGGAAAGGACGACCGGTTCGGGTGGACGGAGCCGGAAGGTAAGGTCTATCAGATCGCGGCGGACAACTTAGGGAATCTGCGAGACGAAATTTACCGCGTTTGTTACCTGATGATCCAGTCGGGTGACTCCGGCACGGGAGCACACCAGTCGGCAGTGAGCAAACAGATGGATTTCGACACCACGGAGGAGGTGCTGCTGGCGTACGGCGACACGGTAAAGGAATCGATGAAGCAGATCTTGCTGGCGATCGCAGCGGCGCGGCAGGACGGCGTCTCAATCGCCATTTCGGGAATGGATGAGTTCGACATCAACGATCTGGGCACCGAGTTGGACGATGCCCAGAAGCTGCTGGGCCTGGGGATCGAGTCCAAGACGTTGAAGAAAGAGGTTTTCAAGAGGCTGGCGCTGAAGTACTTGAGCGACGCAAGTCAGGACGTCAAGAATCGGGTGGCGGAGGAGATAGAAGGCGGGGAATAGGGTTCTCAAGGAGATTTATGGAAGGAATCGACATTCAAGCGATTGTACGGCAGGCGGTCCAGGAGTTTGCAAACACCGAAAAGACCAAGAGTGAACCTGCCTATAAAGCGGAGCTGGTGGAAGAGCGTAAGCGCCGTGAAAACCTGGAACGGCGGATGAACGAACTGGTGGCGGAGAACCAACGCAGCCGTAAAGCCGCAGAGGAGGCGGAACGTAGTTCGGCAGTGAGAGCGGAATTGCAACGTCTAGGTGTGGCGAAGATCGACCTAGCGTTTAGGGCGGTGCAAGACGGAATCGTGCGCACCGAAGATGGGCGACTGGTGGCTCGCGGCGAAAGCGGCGAAATGCCAGTCAAAGAGTATCTCACGAGCTTCGTGAACGAGAATCCGGAATTTTTGCCGGCTCGGATTGCGGGAGGGACCGGGATGACGGCTACGCTCAAAGCCCCGAACGGCGGCAGGCAGGCGGTGACGTTAGACCAGATCCGCCCGGGGATGAGCGCGGAAGAGATGCAGCGGGTACGAGAGGAAATCGTGCGTGTGGCGTCGCAGACCCTGCGGGGCCTATAGAAGTGCCGGCTAGACGAGCGGACGCGAGTCGCAGTGGCCGGCAAGAACAAAGAAAGAAGGAGAAAGAATGGGATCATTAGGAATAATTACCTCAACTAACGTCGCAAGCGCGATTGTAAAGCTGGTGGCGGCGGACGCCTTGCCGGTGCTGATCGGGAACCTCGTGATGGGGAACCTGGTGAATCGCGATTACGAGCCGACATTGGCGAACGGCGGCGACACGATAAACGTGCCGATTCCCCCTGTGATGGTAGCGAACAACATCCTCCAGGGCGGGTCGGTGCAACCGCAGGATCCGAGTCTGGGGAATGCGACGATCGTGCTCAACACGCACGCGGAAGCGACTTTCCAGATTCCGGACGTGATCAAGGTGCTGGCGGTGCCCGACCTGCTGAAGATCTACATGCAGCCGGCCGTGGCTGCGATCGCGCAGAAAGTGGAGACCGACCTGCTCAACCTTTACGCCGGCTTCACGGCCAATACGCCGGTAGGTACGCCGGGAACGCCGGTCACGGAATCAGTGATTGACGCCGCGGAAACGGCGTTGTTCCTGTCGAAGCTTCCACCCAGCGCACAGAAGTTCATCGTGGTGGACGCGGCGACGTATTCGACGTGGCGACAGATTCCGCGGTTCAGCGAGTTTCAGACCGCGGGCGATGCCGGATTGCACGCGCTGGTGGAAGGAACCATCGGGAAGATCAAAGACTTCTTCGTGTTCCGTTCGCAGTTCGTACCGTATACCACCAGCGGTGGATCGAGTCCGGTGACGACAACGCACAACCTGGCGTTCGCGAAAGATGCAATTGGCCTGGTAATCCGGCGACTGCCACAACCACTGCCTGGGACCGGCGCCATCGCGGAGTATGCCGAAATGGGCAACTTCGGGATGCGCGTGGTGATGAGCTACCAGCCGAATACGCTGGCGCAGCAGTTCACGGTGGACATTCTGTACGGCTGCGGCATTTTACGGAACTCGGCGGCTGTGCAGATGTACACGTAGGCGTATCGCGAAGACCGTTGAGGGAGAGTCACTGCATGGTGGGGCGAGACGCTGTGGAAAGGTCTCGCCCCAGACGCCGGCGGGAGAGCCGGAGGGACAGGCAACACAGGGAGGATTGAATGGACTTGAGAATGTACTACCAGAAGATTCGCGATGTGGAAGCAACAATTCCAACTCAGTATGTAGTAACGATCAGCAAGGCAACGGACGACGGCGGCAAGAGCGGCTTGCCAGTGGAAGTAACGCGTCCGGTGGCCGCCAAAATGGTAGTGGATGGTTGGGCGGTGCTGGCGACAGCCGCCCAGACCACGGCGTTCCAACAGCAGCAGGCGGCGGCATTGAAAGCCGCACAGGAAGCCGCGGCCGCGGCAAGGGTAGAGGTCACGATGGTGTCGTCGACCGATCTGAAAAAGCTGACGGACGATGTGTCGAAGCTGAAAAGCGGATCCAAACCCGCGAAGGAATAGGCGAACGATATGGCCCTGTTCACCGACGGTCCCGTCTCGGGCATGGAAGACCTGACGGCGCAGGACACACAGCTAACGAACGTGGCGACCGTCGAGGGGATCGACGTGACCCAGAAGCTGTTTCTGGCGCAAGAAGAATTGGCGCTGGAACTGGCGACGTTGTTAAACGGTTCCAAGAGAGCCGAGCAGGCGATCTGGCTGGCGCCGCAAACCACGATCAAAAATGTCGTGGTGACACCGGCGCTAAAACTCTGGCACACATTCCGAACTCTGGCGATGGTGTACAGGGACGCATATTCAAACCAACTGAACGACCGCTACGCGGCGAAACGCGACCAGTTCGAGGAACGGGCCAAATGGGCGTACGAGAAGCTGCTGCTGCTGGGCCTCGGGATCGCCTGGTCGCCGGTTCCACGGGCAAGGGAACCGCAGGTGGTGAGCGCTCCGGGCAGTCTAGCCGACGGAGCTTACTATGTTGCGATGACGTGGACTAACAGCAAAGGAGAAGAGGGCGGGCCATCCGTGGTAACTACAATCACAACCGCGGAAAGTTCTCTACTGGTGCAACCGGCGATACCGCCCACGGGCGCCACGGGTTGGAACGTTTATGTGGGAACGGATCCGGGGGCGCTGTCGCGGCAAAATGGATCGCCGCTCGCGGCCGTACAAACATGGCTGCAGCCGAACACGATCGCGACCGGAGGATCTGCGCCAGGCTCGGGACAATCGCCGAGTTACCTGATGGCCGTGCCGCGCATGATAATGAGGGGCTGATGACGACTACAATCGGGAGCACGATCACGGCCCAGGTGATACAGCTTATCACGGGCACGAGCGGCGTCAATTCCTACCTGGCCGCATTGACGCAAGCGGGCGGGGCGCCTATCAACCCCTTGAACGCAATGCAGGTGCGCGCGCAGAACGTAGCGCCGGATATTGCCGATCAAAGTAACACGATGCAGTATCCGGCGGTAAATGTGTACTGCGAAAAGATCGTCAACAGCCTGGTTGAGAAGTTCCGGACGTTCTCCGGCAACGTGCAGGTGACGGTGGAGTTGCGGTATTCGCAGGACTGCCTGGACGGGCTTCAAGACGGGCTGGAGAATTACGCGGACGCGATCATGCAGGTGCTGAACGCGAATCGCGGAGACTGGGGCAACGGCATGTTCTATTGCGGCGAATACCAGGTGGCGTTCGGAGCCGTGAAACACGGCGGGAAGAATTTCTTGCAGGTGGCGAAGATCACATTCGAGATTGGAGTGAGCAGAAGCTAGTTATGTCTTCATATATTTCCTCTAACGCAAACCGATTCTACACGGCGCTGGAAAGCGCGTATGGACAGGTCCCCACGATCACAGCAGCTAACCGGATTCCGGCGGTGAAGCTGACAATCCGACAACAACGGGAAGTGACGGAGCGAAAAGACAAGACGGGAAGCCGGACGTTTGCGGGCCTGCCGCCCGGAGGCAGACGGCAAACCAGTTTCGAATTGCGGACGTTCCTGACGAACTGGCAGCAAGGGGCAAGCAGCCCCAGCTACGGCCCTTTGTTCCAAGCAGCGTTGGGCGCCGCTCCAGCTTACTTCGCTGGTGGGACGGCGGCGACCACCACGGGGAACGGACGGCTGGCATTTGCCGCGGCGCACGGACTCGCGGCGGGCCAGGCAGTGAGCAGCGGTGGAGAGATCCGGTTCGTGGCGGCGATCGTGGATGCCGAAACGGTCCAACTCAATGTACCGTTCACCGTGCCGCCGGCGGCGGGCTCGCCGGTGGGAGCCGCGCTCACATACGTTCCCACGACGGAACTGCCGAGTATCGGGATATTCGATTACTGGAGCCCGGCCACGGCGACCCAGCGACTGCTGTGCGGGGGAGCAGTGGACCAGATGGAGATCGGCGTGAACGGCGACTACCATGAATTCATCTTCAGCGGACAGGCGCAGGACGTAGTGGACAGCGCCAGCTTCGGTGGGAGCACAAGCGGGGCAGCACAGCTTCAGAGTTTTCCGGGAGAGCCGGCGCTGGGCAGCTTCGATTATACGATCGTGCCGGGCAACCTGGGCCAGGCATGGCTGGGAACCTCGCCGACGCAATTCTTCACCATTACCGCGGCTTCGGTGGTGCTCAAGAACGGATTGGATACACGGTCCAAGGAATTCGGTTCGAGCCTTCCGATGGCGATTGCTCCGGGCGAGCGGACGGTGACGGCGGCGTTCGAGCTTTTCAGCCAGGATGACGCCAACACGCAGTCACTGTACCAGGCGGCGCGACAACAATCGCCGATCAGCGTGATGTTCCAATTGGGCGAGTCGCAAGGACAGTTGGTGGGGGTCTATTTGCAAAGCGTGATCCCGGTGGTGCCGGAATTCGACGACAGCAAGAACAGGTTGCAGTGGAAGTTCCGACCGTCCAGGGCGCAAGGAACGGTGGACAACGAAATCGCGGTGGCATTCGGATAGCACGGAGAAAACCGCTCCTGTGGTGGCGGCTCAGTAAGACAGTTCACATTGAGGATTGAGGTTCGATGACCTATGAAAGTGTAGCGGTCGTGGAGTCGCAGGTGGCCAGCGGCGTGAAGTTTACGGTGGCAAAGATGTCCTTCGGAAGACGGACGGAGTTGATGCGGCAAGTGCGGGAATTGGCCCGAAAGATGGAGTTTCTGGAAGCGGGCCAGGACCCCGGACAGAAGATGGATGCCGCGCTGCTACGGGTCGAGATCGACCGCCTTTACGTGAAATGGGGGTTGCGGGCGGTCTCGGGGCTGGACTTGGATGGAATGGAAGCCACCCCGGAGTCGCTGGCGGAGACCGGGCCGGAGGAACTGTTCCGCGAGGCAGTAGGCGCGGTGCGCGCGCAGACGGGGCTGAGCGCGGCAGAACGAAAAAACTGATAGTCGCCTTCCACTTCGAATTCTCCAACCAGGCCGGTTGGAAGTGCGACATTTGCCGGAAGTCCGGCCTGGAACGAAAGCGGCGATGCGGATGGCTTCCTGCCGATGCAGTCGCTCCCGGACGGCTAGTTTGGGCGCGTAGGAACGTCACCCTCGACACATGCCCTAAGCCGTATATCACCGCGGAGAGCGCATCGCTGGTGGAGGAGTTCTTCGTGCGGCGGCGATTGCGGGCGTTGGATGGAGAAGAGCTGAGCGCCCGCCAGGTGGAGGCGTTCGTGATTTTGGAAAAAGAACTCGCTGGGGAGAAGAACGATGGCCGACAAAACGCAAGACACGCAACTTGAAAACTTCAACGAAACGGCAGACAGGCTGACAGCTAAAGGATACCTTGAAACCATGAAGAACGCAGGCAGACCACTGGCAAGGGCAACGACAACAGGCCCCACCGCCACCACGAAAACCCTCGACAAAGACATCGCCCCAGGCAGCAGCGCAGACGATGCGGAGGCGGCGAAGCTCAACGCTAAGATCCAGGCAGACGCGCAAATGAAGTTCAGCGCGCGCACCACGAATGGCAAGTTCCGGACACCACAGAGCAAGGGAAAATGAGTATCGACGTTTAGCTAGCTAGGCACTGCATCGAATTTGCCGGCGCAGTCGGCGGCGCCCAGACGATGCAGCAACTACGGAGCCGCATCGTGTGCGGTGCAAACGAACGACCGGCAGCGACGGCCGTGGTCCATGCTACGCCCGGCCGAAGCCGCCAGCCATGGGAGTCAAGCGATGAAACACCAACCGAAACGCCAGAAGACAGCAGCGCAAAAGCAATTCCTACCGCAGCCGCTCAGAACCCAAGACGAGGCGCAGGCCCTGCAAGACACCATCGAGCAGAACCAGCAATTCGACCCGGGCATCCCGGCCAGGATACAGGACGTCGACAACCCAGATCTACCATGAGGCAGCAACCATGGCAGGCATGACCCTCCAGAGCCCGAAGGCGCCGAAGACGCCGAACTGCGGCAGCACCGCTGGAGGAACGGCCGCGCCAAGCCAGAAGTCCTTCACCGTGCCGGTACCGACGACCGCCAAGAAGGCCAAGAAGACCAAGAAGAAATGACACCTACCGAACTGCACGCGATCGCACAAGCGCTCAACAGCGAAGACCACGCTTATATC